GTCTCGTCGCAGGCGACGGTGCCCACGCCAGCCTCTTCCACCCGCGTGGCGTCTAGGAGGACGACCGTGCGGATCTGGAGGGCGTGCTGTTGCATCGGCAGGATGTCGACGTGCGTGCGCGGGTCGGAGCCCACGCCCAGCTTGACGAATCTCTTCTGCCAGAAGATATTCGTCCGGACGCCCGCGGCGGTAACCGGGAGCAACTGGGTCAGCTTGAAGTCGAAGCCGAGGAACCGCTGAATCTTGCCGTCCACGAGCGCCTTCACCTCGTTGTAGAGGTAGTTGGCGACCTGGTCGACGTTGGTGAGCAGGTTGTTCAACTGCTTCGCGGAGTAGGCGAAGAAGCGGTCTTCCTGCGGGACCTCGTTCACGTCGAGGACGTAGCGAGCCTGCGTCATCTTGCGGAGCGTCAGGCCGGCGTTGTTCGAGCCGTTGCCATAGGTCACCGCAATCTGATTGGCCGACAGCAGCGTCGCCGTGCCGGTGCCGGTCGAGCCGGTGTAGTTGGTGCCGATCATGCCGTTGATCAGGACGATGTCCCGGTTGCGGTTCGCAACCGTCGCGTGCGTCATGATCGCCGGGCCTTCCGGGTCGGGCAGCTCGCCGAGCGCGATCGGGTCGAACTCGTCGTAGATGGTGACCTTCTCGTAGGGGCGCGGGCGAACCCACCGCTGCTGGGTCGGAATGTCCGAGGGGCGGCTCGGGCCGGCGCGTTCCGTCTTCTCGCGCATGATGTCATTGGTCGACCCGTACAGGTCGAAGCGGAAATCCTTTCCGCGAACGGTCTTGACGTCGTAGGTGCCTGCCAGTCGGTGATCGAGCTGTTGCGCCATCACCTGATGCCAGGTGTCGTCGAACTGCGTCATGAAGTTCGGCGGCAGTGTCCAGACTTGGGCCATGGAAGTGAAAAAAGTTCCTGTCAACCGGGAGACGCCCGGCTCGTGGCCCGCCGCTGTGGGAGTGTTCGGCTATGCAGCCGGTCGCACGCTTGGACCGTCCGCGAGAGCTGATCTGGTCCGGCGTCCGGAGTGTTCTTCTGGCTTCGCTTCCGAGGTGAGGCGTAGGGTGTTGCTGGGTGGTGTCAAGAAATTCACGAAAAAAAGGTGGGGGGAACACCCCAAAAATCTATGACAGTGTGCGCAAGCGTTTGCGCTTGTTTTGCGGGGTAGGCGTGGTAGGGTGGGGTTGTCAGAGGCAATCACGCCCGAGACGCTATCAAAATCAACCATCATGAAAACATCCGACAAAATTACCATCCTCTCGGCCATTGTTACCCGCGATTCGGCGGGCCGACATTTCACCGAAAAGTTTACCCGCGAAGATTTGGACACGCTCGAAGCTGATGGACTCATCACCATCACGCGCCCGGTCCACCCGACCGGCATCCCGTACGACGAGAGCTATTGGTCAGTCGAGGTCACCGAGGCTGGGATCGATCTCGTCGATTCCAATCCCGAGTTCGGCGGGCGATGAAATGGAGGGTCGAGCAATGAGAATCGATGACAACGTGCCGGGACTGCCCTACCATCGCATCGTGCTCCTTGACTCCGAGGTGGAGCTTTCGGGGCTGTTTGGGCCGGACCAGGATATGGTCTACGATTGGGAGGTGGAGATCGACTACGGCATCCCCATTTCTCGGTGGGACTTGCTGGAGGTGGACCCGTTTATGACCAACCGGATTGACCAGCGGGTCATCGCCATCGCCAAGGCGGAGGCTCGGGGGTGAGCACGCGCGAAAAGAATCCCCACGCGGTGGCGCTCGGCCAGCTTGGTGGGCGGGCGGGGCGCGGCAAGGCCAAGGCTCGCCCACCTGATGTCGCCCGTGCCGCAGCGATGGCCCGATGGGAAGGTCACGTCCAGCGCACGGACCATGACCTTCCCGAGGTGCTGGCGGCGGCGGATGAACTCAGGGTGCGGATGAAAGCCGAGTTGGCCAAGCTACGCGACCAGCCTTGACTTCCGGCCCGGCTTCGCTGCCGGGCCTTTTTCTTGCGCCTTGCGGATCACGCCCACGATGTCGGACTCGTTGATGATGGTCAGCTTTTGGTCGCCCCGCCGCACCTCCGCCCCCGAGTATTTGCCGATGAGAATGGTGTCCCCGGCACCCACCGTGAACGGTCCCTTGGTTCCGATGCTCACCACCTCGCACTCCTGCGTCTTCTCGGCGGCGGACTGCGGGATCAGGATTCCGCCGCGGATCTGCTCGCCAGGCTCGATGCGCTTCACCAGCACCCGGTCCCCCACCGCCCGCAATCCCTCGCCTAGGGTGGCGCAGTTGATGTGCCGCTCGCGGATCGCGTAGACCGTCCGACCGTTGAGGGAGAATTTCAGTTCCCCCTCCACAAACTTCTGAATCCACACTGCGTCCTTTGTGGTCAGCGTGCAGTCCGGGCCGACCGCGACTACCGGGCAGCGCCCGAATTGCCGTGCGGGGTCGGGAACGTGGATGCCCTCCACGATCTCCTCGCCCTTCTCCGGGGCCAGGATCACCCAGTCCTGGAGGGGGCGGAAGTTGTCACAGATTACGATGTGGGAGTGGAACATGGCTTATCCTCGGCGCGGCTTCCACGTCTGGTAAAGCGTGTTGACGTGCTGCTTTACCCGGTCGTGGTCGGGGTGGTTCGGGTCGCGGAACGCCTTGTACATCGGGTTTTGGTCGTTGTTCATGATGTCCCGGGCCATCTCCCGGTTGTCCTTCTCCCCGATCACAGCGCCGTCTGCCGACGCGATCTTGTCTTCGGAGACCAACTGGTGCAGTTGCAGGCAGGCCGCCCGCACCTGCGCGTTTTTGAAGATCGGGTTCTTCGGGTCGATCTTGAGCGTGGCTGCGCCGCGCAGCGCCAGCTCGTTCGCCTTCTCGAGGTCGAGGCCGGCGGCGTGCACCGTCGACTCCCAGTTCGCCTCCTGCTGGCGGAAGAACTCCGCCTCCATCTGCTGGCCGCGGGCGATCTCGGTCTTCGTCATGGTCGCCAGCATCGTCTGAGCCTCCTTCATCGCGGCGGGGCTGATCGAGTTCTTCACCCCCCACTGCGCCATCTGGCCGGCGAGTTCCTCGTTCCAGAACATCTCCGGGATGTCGTCCGGGCGCTTGATCCCGTACCCTTTCGGATCTTTCGGCACGTTGTTGATCGTGTCGATCAGGTTCTTGCGCTCCGCCACGATCTCCGGCGGCTCGTCCCCCTTCAGGGGTGCTAGGGCTTTCTTCACCGCCATGCTGTGGGCGTTGGCAAACCCACCGAGGAGCGCGTCCACCGAGTCGTACTTCGCGAACAGGTCCTTGTGGGCCTTGAGCGAGTCCGGGAGGCGGTCAAACGCCGTCTTATTGATTTTCCCGTCGTCGTCGTACAGACCCTTGAAGAAGGGATCGGGTGCAGGGGCGGCAGGTGCGGCCCCCGCTGGAGTTCCAGCAACAGCCGTGCTGCCCGCAGTGCTGTCTGCCGCGGGTGTTCCGCCGCCGGCAGCCAAAGCACCTGGGGTTGCGCCGCCGGCAGTGCCGTCCGCGGCCATCTGAATTTTGTGGATCGTCATGGCTTAGTCCTCCGCTCCTTCGTCCCGGCGTGGCACCGGCTGCTTGCCCTTGCCGGCGGTCTTCGCCGGGGGCGTGTAGGTGGGGCGATCATCCTCGATGTCCGAGTTCGGGTCGTCATCGTCCCAGTCCACACACTCGTCGGGCGTGTAGGTCAGGTGCGTCTTGCGCAGCGTCACTGCGGCGTTCACCACGTCCTTCTCCGTGCGCTGCTCCCCGCGGTACTCGAGCTGCCCGTCAATCGGGCGCGGCACCCACTGCGGGATGCGGATCAGGACCTTCCCCGTGTAGGTGCCGAGAAAGCCGTAGCGGGTCGCAAACTCGTTCGGCCGGTACTTCATGTACCACGACACGACGTCATCGGTCTTGTCGCCCTCGAGCCGGTTCTTCTTCGGGCGCGGCGGGATGTCCTTCGTCAGCGGCGGGTCCAAGTCCATGTCCTCGCGCTGGAAGGTGCGCACCGACATCTCGTTTTCCGAGAGGAAGGTCAGCGCCCCGATCTTGAAGTTCTTCAGGTCGTAGAGGTTTTTGAAAAAGAGGATTTGCTTCTCCGCGTCGTACCGGGCGACTACCCGGTCCTCAATGATCTGGTCCTCCTGGATTTTCTTCCGGTGGACGTGGCCGGTTCCTTCCTCTAGGGAATAGGAAACCTGGATGCGCTCAGTGCGTTCCGCCATGACTTGGTTCTCCTTGTGTTGTGGTTTTCAGGCCGGCGTCTCCGCCACTTTCGAGCGGTGGAGGACGTTCGCCCTGATATACAGAAAAAGGGTGCGCCGACCTTCCGTTAGTGCCGCCCGGAGTTGGTCGATCTCACCAGCTTGGTTGGGAACGTGCGTCGGCGTGAGAAAGTAAGAGGCCACTTGGAGGTCCTCCCAGACGGCGACCTGCTCGGGCGTGCGCTGCTCCGCCTGCCCCGGGCCCGGCGGCTCCCCGAAGACCGCCCGGTATTTCGCCGCCATGCGCTCGCGGAGAATCTCGTCCTCCTGCCGCGGAGGTAACCGCTGCGCCCTTGTGTTCTCCTTGTTGGCCATAAATTACGCGGCGGCGGTCTGGTCCCCTCCCATTGCCTCCGTCACCTGTTTCTGGATGCCCTCCGGGGCGCTCCCGAGTTTGCCGGCCGCCTTCGCGGTCTCCGCCATCGTCTGCATCGCCTGCTGCTGCTGCACCTGCGCGGCTCGGGCCTGACGAATCTTGAGTACGTCGCCGTACTTCCGCTCGAACCGCGGGGACATGCCCTGGTTGATGGCGAAGGTGCGGGCCATCGCGTCCAGATTCCAGTTGTCGAGGATCTCCGGGTGGTTGGTGGCCTGCGCGAACTCCGCCATGAAGTTCATCGTGTCCATCGTCGCCCGGTTTTGGAGGCTTTTCAGCGCCAGGGCCAGGCGAGAGGTGTACGTCACCTCAGGCATGACCAGCTTCGCCTTGTTGTTGCCGGTGGGCACCAGCAGCGAGCGCGGCGGCGGCCCAAACTTGCCCTTGCGGTAAAGGATGCCGAAGATGCGCTTCAGGTCGATGGTCGTCTTCTCCGTGATGATTCGGGCGAACATCGGCGACAACTGCTCGAGCTTCTCGCCCACCCGCTGCGCGATCTCGTAGGCGGTCATCTTCCGCTCGATCTGCTGGAGCATCTGGAAGACGTCGGTGTAGAACATCCGGTGCACCGCCTTCTGCTTCATCTCCACGCTGTGCTCGGTGCCGGCGACGTCCGCCATCGTCATCCACTCCTCGGGCTTCAGCCCGCCGGCCAGGTTCGGGTCGTAGGGCGTGACGCCGCCGGGGCGCAGGTCCAACTCGCCCCAGAGGTTGATCGGCGTCAGGATGCGGGGGTTAGCCCGCAACTCATACTGGGCGTCCTGGAAGCGCACGATGTAGTTCAACTGCCGCACGTTGGGTAGCGTCTCGAAGGCCGGCGAGTAGCCCCAGACCGTGCCCGTGCCCCAGTCGTTGAAGCGCGTCACCGAGTCCGGCATCTCCTCGTAGCCCCCGATGCGGCAGCAGAACTTGTCCTCGATCATGATGTAGATCGAGGCTATCGGCTTGTTTGCCCCGTCGATCTTGCCAGGCGTGCGCTCCAACTCCGTCCGGGGGCGGATGACGTGCAGGAAGTTGAACTCCTTGTCCAACCCCTTGCTGTTCTTTTCATCCACCGCCTTGCGCACCTTGGGACTCAAATTCTCGTAGCCGAACTCCTGCATCGCCTCACGGGCGGACATCTTGAACTCCGAGTAGATCGTGTCCACGATGCCTTCCCGGTTCTTGGCGCAGCAGTAGGTGCCGATTTTCCGGGAGGTGCAGTTGATGGCGCTGTTCTCCCCCTCCTCGATGTGCAGGTGCCCGGTGCCGAAGATGGTCCGGGACTGGTACTGCATCCCGCTCATGGAATAGTAGTTTGAGCGGGCCAGTTCGTCCAAGGCGATCTCGGTGGCGTTGCCGAACCACAAGGCCCCGTCATCGTCCTCCTCCTGCCCGAGGAACTGCGGCGGGCGCCACGAAAACCAAGGCTCCGTCATCGGCGTGGCCCAGTTCTGCTGCCCGGTCGTGCAGGTTCTGGCGTCCTCGATGGCCGTGGTGTCGAAGATCAGGTCCCCCCACCCTGTCGTGCCCTCCGTCTTCTGCTCGTTGATGTCGGAGAGGTTCGGGATGAAATACTGCGCCAACTGCTGCCAGGCGGTGTCGAAGATCGCCATGCGCTGGCTTTTCAACTTGTTGTACCGGGCGACCTCGGATTCGGCGATCTCCGGCTTGCCGGCCATCTTCGCCTTCGCTTCCTTGTCTTGGAGGTTCAGTGATTCGGCCATTGGTCAGCCTCCCAGCCGCTTCGCCCCGCCCCCGGTGGGTCCGCCCATTGGCGACGGCGCAAGGTTGCCGAACCACCCGCCGGTGTCGCCGGCCAAGTACGCCGAGGCGAACCCCTTCTTCTTGAGCGCCGCCCGCCTCATGTCCTGCTCGGTTTGCAGCACAATCGGGCTGGCCGGGGTGATCGGGGTGGCCGCGGTCAGCGCCGCCGATTGTGTCGCCGCCGCGTTGTTCGTGCCCTTCTCCGCCGCCTTGTTCACGATGATCCCCGCCGGGTCCCAGCCTGACTTGAGGCCGCCGCCCGCCTTGCGGCTCGCAGAGGTCAACCCAAGCGGGTCAAACATTCGTGCTAGATTCAGGGTCGTTGACATTCTCAGTCCCGCTTAAAGGGGCTTTCTGCAAAAAAGCAACTGTTCAGCGCAACCTTCTGAGAATCTCCTCCCGGCTCCTATTCCACCCCGCCAGGATGACCTTCGGCTTCGGGACGTTGTCCCCAGGCATGTGCTGGAGCGTTTCCTTCGGCACCAAGCCCAACATCTCGGCTTCCGCGAAGGTGCGTAAGCTGTCAGCGCCGTGAGAATTTTCGTCATGGACCGGCATTTCCCGGATGACCCCGGAAGAGGCGTCCTCCTTGGTGTGGTAGCCCTCAAGGCACCCGATACCAGAGGGCATCGCCCTGCCGTCGTGCTGCCATTCCCGTCCGCAGTTCTTGGCGTGGAAGTAGAAGCGGGGCAGGAGCGAGCGCAGCCGGCGGATGCCGATCCACTGGTCCGGTGAGCGCACCACCACGCGCACGTTTGAGATGCCCGCGTCCCGCAAATAATCCCGGTAGCTCTTGCCGCTCTTCTCCTTGGCGTCGGCGTCGTGCGGCAGGAAGTGCAGGGTGATCGGCCGGTCGTACTTTGCCTCCCACTCGCGGATGCGGGCGGCGTAGTATTCCGGCCCCTCCCGGCACCCGCAGACGTAGTCGATGGCGAGGATGTCCCGACCGGCGGGCTGGAGCAGCCAGATCGCCGTGTAGTCGGAGAAGCCCAAGTCCCAGGAGGCGTACATCGGAGCCACCCGGTCCCACTCGAAGTCCGTGATGCGGCGCGAGGCCCGCAGCTTGGAAATCTCCCGCCCGTAGATCGCCCCCTTGATCACCGCCTCAAACGCCTCCTCCGGGGTGCTGGGGAACTCCGAAAGCATGGCGTCGCCGATGGTCGTGCGCTTCTTGATGTACCAGTTCTTCTGGCCGTCGGTCAGCACGATCCCGCGGGCCGCGAGCCGCTCGAAGTAGTGCTGGTCCTCCTTCTCCAGCGGCAGCGGGGCCGGCAGTGGCAGCGAATAGTTCACACACCTCCACCACGGGAAGAAGGTGAACTTCCAGTCCATCGGGCTCAGGACGTCGGGTGCCTCCATCGCCAGCTTCAGCAGCGAGTAGAAGACGCCGAACTTGCCGCCCTCATGCGTGCTCTCCACGATCACGATGGCGTCCTTGTGGACCGTGTTCAAGGCGCCCTTCTTGATTTCCTCCGCGTGGTCCGGGTTGTAGAAGGAGGTGAAGCCCAGCTCCGTGATCCAGAGGAATTGCAGCGTGCCGCCGCGCATCTTCGTCCCAGACCAGATCTTCGACCCGTTGGAGAACTCCAGCTCCTTGACGTTGTTGACCGTCAGCGCCACCGCGCTCTTCACCATCGACCCGAGGCGGCTGGTGTCCTCGCTGCCGTTCAGGTTCTGCGTGTCCGGGTCGTCAAGGTGGTCGTAGGCGAACCGGATCTTGTCCAGCTTGCGCTTGGCGTCCTCGTCGGTCTTGTCGATGATCCCGCAGGTCTTGTGCGCGGTGAACAGGGAGAAGTCCAGTTCCAGCAGGGCGCAGTACGTCGAGATGCCCGGCTGCCGGCACTTGAGCACGACGTTCTGGTTGTGCAGGCGGTTATGCAGTTCGCGCTGCTCCCACCGCGGGCGGAACTTCACCTTGCGGCCGTTCTCGTCTTCGATCCAGTAGAGGTTTTGCAGCCTCCACGACTGGCTCTTGAGCCGAGACTCGACGGCCGCCATAGCCGCCGCCTCGGGTTGCGCCTGATCTTGCTCGAGACTGGGCGGTGCGGGCGGCGGGTTCTGGGGTTCGTTCTCCACGTATCCAGCGCCGATTACACCACCGTGCTCGGCGTGCCGACCTGGTTCCAGTTCGTGCCGTCGGAGACGAACTGCATGACGATGTTCTTGCTCGCCGTAACCGCGACGGTGCCGGTGACCCGGAAGCCGGTGCCGAAGGTGTACGTCACCGTTCCGGACGAGTCGGCCGACAGGATGAGGAGCAGCAGCCCGGACGGGCCGTTGCCAGCCCCGGCCGGCGGGTTCGCGCACGTCACCGTGGTCGCGGACGCGACCGAGTTCTTGCCTGCGATTTGCTGAACGCCGCCCGCGCCGTAGTCGATCGCGACGGCAGCCGCGCCGGCGAGAACGACGGACTGAGCTTCATAGGCGCCGCCGAGTTGACCGAGGTGGCGGGCCGGGAGACGGAAGACTGTGATGTCTGATGCCATGTTGGTTTTCCTTTGTTGGTTGTTCCGTTCTCCTTTTGTAAGTGGGTAGGCGGGTCCCCGGTTTACGCAAGTTTTTTCTCAAACGCTCGGGACCACGACCTTGGATTGGTCCCCGCCATAAAGCACTTCTGCGATAATCTGCCGGGGCGTTTTCCCGGTGGCTTTCGTGGTATGTCCGCGGAACTCGTATTCAAAGATGGCGTCGGCCGGGTGGTCGAGACCGCCGTGGCTCCAGAGTTGGCCGATGGCTGATGGGTAGCCCTTCGGGCTTGGCCCCTCCCACTCGATCTCGTCGCAGTCCACCCACTCAACCAGTTCCGGCATGTAGCGGGAGGCATACGCGCCGAGCAGGTTGGCCTCGCTGGTGTCGCCCCGCTGGTTGTTGGTGGCGATGTAGTAGTCGAACGCCACGTTGTGGCGCAATTCGACGTGCTCCCGCATGGGCTCAAAGACCTCCCGCGGGAAGGATGAGGGCAGCCGGCGCATGAACTCGTAGGGCGGCTCCCACCCAAGGATGCGCTTCACGCCGGAGACCCACGGCAGCGTCGGGGAGCCGACCTTGCGGAGCAGCTCCACCGAGTTGACAAGGCAGATGGGGTTATCCTCGACGGCGTAGGTCCCTGGCCCGAACTGCCGCAGCGCGAGGCAGTCCGAGCCCAGCAGGTGGATGATGCCGGCGTCGGGGCAAAGCTCGTCGGCCCGCATCATGGCGATCTGCGCCCGCATGAACCCGGTGCCGTCGTACCTCACCACCCTTACGGTCGGGTCCACGGCGGTGCAGATTTTCTGGAAGTAGTCCTTCTCCGCTCCGTCCACGCAGACCGTCGTGGGCAGGAAGCCCCGGGCGTAGCGTCTCAGGCTGGCGAGGCAGTGGACGAGAAATTCCGCGTCGGGGGCGTAGGAGGCGATGAAGAACTGGTGGGCCTTCATTTGCTGTTGGCTTTCACTTCAAAGACATGGTTCAGCAGCGCGAGCTTGTTCTCCGCGCCGATCGTCCAGTTTGCGTGGTGCAGGATGAGGTCCTCCGGCGGGCGCGGGATTTCCCCCACGTCCTTCCCGTCCCAGACTTCCTGCGTGGCGTAGCCGTGCGTCCAGTATTGCTCCGGGTTGGCCTTGAGGACTGGCAGGCCGTGCTTGGCGATGAGTTCGTTGAACCGGGGCTGGCCGTCCGCCGGCTCCCGTTGCTCGCCCCAGTCGTAGAGGAAAGCCTGCACGCGGGGCGTGGACCGCGCCATGAAAAAGCAGGTGCACAGTTCGCTCGGGCCGTCCTGAAGGCAGAACACGGCGTCCGCCCGGTCCTTCTCCCACGTCAGCGGCATCACCCCCTGCACCGGACGGTAGAAGCGGAAGTCGCACCCGCTCTGCGCAATCAGCCGGTTCGGGTTCTCGCAGAATATGCGGTGCATCGTCCGAATCCACCCCCGGTAAAGGTCGTTGTAGTGGGACTGGTCGTAGCGGGCCGAATCCGGCAGGTAGGTGATGTCCAAGTCGAAGGTCTGGTCCATCCCGCAGGCGAAGAAGGACGGCAGGAAGTGCACCTCCAGCAAGGGGACATGCGTGGCCGAGGTCGCCGTGATCCAGAGCGGTTTCATGCGTAGCGATTGAAATTCTCCCGGCTGATGTCCCAAGCACTGTTGTCGATCACCCCATGGATCAGCACCGGGGCGGCCTTCCCGCACTCCGGGGTCAGGATGCGCTCCCGCGGCACCCATCTCTCCCGCCAGAGGTTGCGGATCAGGCCGGTGCGGGCACCCTGCTCCAGCAGCTTCTCCGCGTAGAACAAGTCCCACGCCAAGTCTGGCGGGCAGGGGCCGACCTCCTCCACCAAAGCCTTCATCGGCAGCGGGTCGAAGATTAGGTTGCCGTTCAGGTGCCCGTGCTTGGTGCCCAGCGGGCGGTAGGAGCCCATCGCGATCTTCCCCGCGGCTTGCGCCCGCGACCACTCCCCGTGCAGGATGAGGTCCCAACCCGGACACATCGGCACGCAGTCGGGCTCGAGCAGCAGGATGCCCGAGGCGTGCGGCCAGTTGTGGACTGCGGTGCGCATGATCGTCTCTGCCGCCTCGTTCGGGCCTTTCGGGTATCCCACCCCGGTTGACCGGAAGGCGTCGACCTGGAGGAATCTTGGGTCGCGGTTCTTCTCCAGAACGCTGATCAGCTTCATCGCCTCTTCGGCGTCCCCGTCCCAGTACTGCACGACGGCGACCAGCGGTCCGGCCAGATGCCCATGCCACGGCAGTTCGGCGGCGTCCACCGGAACAAAGGCTGGATCAAAGTTGGGCCAGTGCCCCTCCACCTCCGTTTGCGGGGTGTGGAACTGCGCGTACCGCTTCGCCCAGTCCGCGCCCAGCCACTCGATCAGGAGATCCATGCCGGGGTCGTGCTTGCCCCATTCGGGCATGTTCTCGTGCTCGGAGGAGTAGCCCTTCGCCCCAGGCATCCCCTTGATGCCTATGATGAACCTGTCCTTCGGCTCGGCGGTCAGGCGGAGGCGCTTGGACACGCTCAGGTGCCACAGCCGCAGGTCGAAGAAGGGCGAGTCCTGCGAGTCGATCACGTTCACCAGTTGCGGGAGGAGGTCGGTGGACATGCAGGTGGCGCACAGGGCCGCGTGCTTAGTGTTCATGCACTCCATCGCCCAGCGCCGGGAGACGTTGTAGTAGGTGATCAGCCCCTCGCCCGCCAGTTCGTAGCCGTGCTCCATCTGCGCCGCGCACCACTCCAGCCACCCAGGCTTGAAAATATCATCGTCCTCGAACCACACCACCGCATCCCCCTCAATGGCCCCGGAGATGGCGGCGTGGCGGATTTTCTCCCGCATCGGCTCGGGTCCGTCCAAGATGAGCCACTGGTCCGGTTGCCGCGTCTGGTTCGCCATGTATTCCTTGCACAGGGCGAAGGCTTCCGGGCGGTTGTAGGTGCAGGTTATGGCAGTCAGCTTCAAGGCTTGGGTTCCTCTGGCTTGGGCATGGGCACGACCTTGGAGCAGTCGTCCACGATCTGCTTGGTGAGGTCCGCCGCCTTCCCCTTCCGCAGCACCTTGAGCTGCTTGAGCAGTTGCGCGTTCTCCGCCTTCAGGCGGCAGTTCTCCTTGTCCTCGGCCACCATCTGGTGGCGCATCTGCAACATTTCCGCTATTGTCAGCAGCAGCCAGCCGTCCCCCAGCCCGATGGAGCGCAGGTGAGCGATGCGCTCGGCTGGGGTCAGGTGCAGCGGTGAGCCGCCCGGGACGTGTGCTCCCATGTCGGCGATGGTCATGGCTGGTCCTCCAAGCACGGAATCGGTGGCCACTTCCCCTTCTCCGGGTAACTCGTCCCGTCCCCGTCAACGTGCGCCACCTTCAACTCCGTGTCCGCCAAAATCCCAATCTGCACCTTCCGGCACAGAAGGTCCATCCAGTAGTCCTCGGACAGGTCGTCCCCGTCTACGATGACGT